TATTTACCAGAATATGCTGCAATGTTTGATAAATTGCCGATTTCTGCGTTTACAACCGACCCAGAGACTCCTACACCCGATATGACACTGCATAATTTGCAGTTTTGGAACTGTATGGACTATGGAGTTGTTGCAGTTCAGAAGCAATTTATCGGTTCAATGCATTTTGAAGTGATGACAAGAGACTTTGGCAACCAAACAGGCACTTATATATGCACTTTAGACAATTATCACGAAAGTGTTGATGCGATTGACTACTCAACAAGCGAACAACCTGCCGAACATAAGTCACATAACCTCTTAGAATTGGATAACGGGCAGTTTTGTCTCTATCCAAACAATAGAATGCGTATATATGACAACAGTATTACACCAGAAACACCAAAAGTGCCCGATTTTAAGGTTTCAACCGTATATTATCAAGTAGAAAACGGTCATGACCGTGATGGATTGGGTTCAGAAGAGAATTATTTCTGGAAAACAGCAAAAGAACGTAATAAAGAAGAGAAAATAGAAGAAAGAAAACCGTTTGAACCCAAAACAGGCAACGTTGAAATCAATATTGAACCAGAATTAGGATAAATAAAAGCATTTACAAAAAAGTGTCATAAATAAAACAGGAAAACTCTTGTTTATATGGCAATAAGGCGAATTTCAAGAGGATTTAAGGACATAAGTTTGTCTTTTACCCCTCATCCAGTTACAAAAGACCTCACAATTCTCAAAAATGAGAATGCAATTAAGAAGTCTGTAAGAAATTTAATACAAACTATCCCTACTGAAAGGTTTTTTAACTCTGCATTAGGGTCTGAGGTTCGTGACAGCCTATTTGACTTTGTAGATTTTGGTACTGCGTCGGTAATTCAGAACCAAATTCAAATTACTCTTGAAAATTTTGAACCTAGAATAGATAATGTATCTGTTGAAGTGCTACCAAGACCAGATACCAACGAATTTGAGGTAACTGTATTCTTTATTATAGTCGGACAGGATACTCCTTTACAAGAATTCACATTCATGCTCGAAGCAACAAGATAAATGCCTTTTACTAAGTTTACAAACCTCGATTTCGACCAAATTAAGACCTCTATCAAGGATTATCTCCGTGCAAACTCAGATTTTACTGATTTTGACTTTGAGGGGTCTAATTTTTCGGTTTTAATTGACACTTTAGCATATAATACGTATATTACAGCATTTAATTCCAATATGATTGTAAATGAGTCTTTCTTAGACTCTGCTACATTGCGTGAAAATGTAGTTTCCCTTGCAAGAAATATTGGATATGTGCCAAGATCAAGGACTGCATCACAAGCAACAGTATCTTTTGATGTTACAACATCTGGAAATACTCCAACTCTTACATTACAGGCAGGTTTAGTGTGTGTAGGGACATCAAAGGATAGTTCATATGTATTTTCAATACCAGAAAGCATTACAACTACAACAACTCAAACTTTTGATGCAAACGGTAATATAATAAGTAGCACTGCATCATACAATGAGATAGTTGTATATCAGGGAACGTACCTATCTAAAAGTTTTACAGTGGATGGATCACTTGATCAGAGATTTATATTAGAAAATTCATTTATTGACACCTCAACCATTAAAGTATATGTAAAAGGTGCTGCTGATACTGGGTTAGGAAAAGAATATCGCAAAGTAGACAATATATTAAACATAACTGACATATCAGAAACATATTTGATTCAAGAAATAACTGATGAAAGATATGAATTGTTATTTGGTGATGGTGTTTTTGGTAAAAAATTAGAAAATGATGCTGTTATCACTGTTTCTTATATTGTAACAGATGGAACTGAAGGGAATGGTCCTGCTGTTTTTTCATATGCAGGTAGTACATTAACTTCATCAAATCAAATTGCTTTAACGTCAGTAACACCAACGATCACAACTGTCTCAGCGGCAGCTAATGGGGGTAATATTGAGTCAATTGACTCCATTAAGTATTTTGCACCTAGACTCTATTCATCACAGTATAGAGCAGTTACAGCAAGAGATTATGAGTCTGTAATACAACAAATATATTCAAATACTGAATCAGTTTCTGTAGTTGGTGGTGAGGATCTAGATCCACCAGAGTTCGGAACTGTTTTTATAACAATTAAACCAAAAAATGGTGAGTTTGTATCCGACTTTGACAAACAATCAATATTATCAAATCTAAAGGGATATACTCTTGCTGGAATTAACCAAAAAATACTTGACCTTAAATTACTATATGTTGAATTAGATTCATTTGTATATTACGATGAGTCGAAAGTGACTTCTGTATCTGAATTAAAGACAAACATTACAAATGGTCTTTTAACCTATGGTTCATCCACTGATATTAACAAATTTGGTGGTAGATTCAAATATAGTAAAATGTTAAATGTAATTGACAATATAGATGATGCAATTACATCAAATATAACCAGAGTAAGAATTAGAAGAAATCTTAAAACACTAGTAAATCAATTTGCTCAGTATGAACTATGTTATGGTAACAAATTCCATATCAATGCAGAGGGTAAAAATATAAAGAGTACTGGTTTTACTATTCAAGGTCAAACTGATACTTTATACTTTACTGATATACCAAATAAGAATAGTGATGGATCATTAGATGGAAGTGAAAGGGGTATATTAGCTATTGTAAAAGGTGATAATGAATTATCACAAGGTCAGTTGGTTGTTGCTTCTGCTGGTGTGGTTGATTATGCCAAAGGTGAAGTGATTATATCCACTGTTAATATAACTTCAACACAAAAACCAAACAATATTATTGAAATTCAAGCATTTCCTGAGTCAAATGATGTCATTGGTTTAAAAGACTTGTATCTCAGTTTTGCTGTTGGAGATAGTGCCATAAATATGGTTAAGGACACAATTACATCTGGTCAACAGATATCTGGTGTCGGATACAAGGTTACATCAAGTTATGCAAATGGAGCACTGGTAAGAGGATAATATGATAACCACTGGAATTGATAAAAGAGTCAAAGTCCAACAGATAATTGAAAATCAAATACCTGAGTTTTTAATATCTGAAAGTCCAAAGGCAGTAGATTTTTTAAAACAATACTATATCTCTCAAGAATATCAGGGAGGTCCGATTGACCTTACTGATAATTTGGATCAATATATCAAATTAGATAATTTAACACCTGAAGTAGTTGTTGGAGAAACTAAATTAACAAGTGGTATTACAACCACCGATACAACTGTAGAAGTTAGCACTACAAAAGGTTTTCCAAAAGAATTTGGTCTTTTTAAGATTGAAGATGAAGTTATAACATATACTGGTATTACTACAAATAGTTTTACTGGTTGTATTCGTGGTTTTAGTGGTATAACAACTTATCATGCAGAAAATAATCCATCAGAACTAGTATTTTCGGATACATCGGCGATAAATCATGAAAATGATTCAACTGTAATTAATTTAAGTGCTTTATTTTTAAAGGAATTTTATAAAAAAACAAAAAAACTACTCACACCTGGTTTAGAAAACGTAAAATTTGTTAATAACTTAGATGTAAGTAATTTTATTAAAAATTCAAAATCATTATATCAATCAAAAGGAACAGAGGAATCATTTAGAATATTATTTAATGTTTTATATAATGAAACTCCTAAAATTTTAGATTTAGAACAATATTTAATTAAACCATCAACAGCTGAGTATATAAGAAGAGAAACAGTTCTTGCAGAAGTTCTCTCTGGAAATCCTATTCATTTGGTAGGTCAAACAATTATAAAATCAACAGATACTGCAACAAGAGCATCTATATCAGAAGTAGAACCATTAACAAGAAAAGGAAAGGTATATTATAAGATTGGTTTATTTGTTGGTTTTAATGATGTTGATTTAATTGAAGGTACATTTAATGTAACTCCTAAAAGTAAGGTAATTGGTAATGTTTCAGCTGGTTCATCAGTAATTACCGTTGATTCTACTGTTGGATTTGGTGCAACAGGTACACTAGTTTGTGGAGTAAGCACAAATATCTATTATAGTGATAAATCAGTCAATCAATTTTTAGGATGTGAAAATATTGTAGGTATAATAACAACGACTGATGATATTAGATCATCTGAATATTATTATGGTTATGAAAATGGTGATTTAACGAAAGAAGTCAAGTTAAGACTAACTGGTGTTTTATCTAAATTTGTTCCAACCTCAGATATTAGACTACTTACACAGGGTGAAAATATAACAGTTAGAAATGTTGGAGAAAAAATATTAAATCCATCAGAAAATAAAACAAAAAAAGAAATATTTGCAAATTCTTGGATTTATAATACTTCTTCAAGATTTACAGTTAAAAATATATTTGGTGCCAATATTGTTTTATTTACAAGGGATATTGATAAATCGAGTTTAAAAATAGGTGATAATATTGAGGTATTGTTTAGAAATGAGGAAGAAGTAGTTGCCACTGGTACAGTTGGTAATATTAATAAAGATACATCAACCATTTCATTAAATAATTTAACTTTACTATCAAATATTACAGTATTACCAGATCCAAATCGTGAATATGACTTAAGAAGGGTTATTAATCGTGTTTCGAGTACAAAAACTGATGTTGATTTTGGTCAGAATATTTTAACATCAGATATAACTAATGTTTACAATGATATGGATGAGAATTTTTATGTCGCATCTAATTCATTACCATCTTATCAAATAACTACAGAATTACCTAAATCAATCATACCAGAAGCTGTTGCAGG